CATGACTGCCAATATGCGCCCCACGGGAAACTACAAAGCCAAGTATGCAGACCCTGTTCAGTACATGGGCAGTTTCTCAGAAGCGCGCGGGTATGCGTCGCAGAAGGTGTTCGGATGGAACGCCAACTATACGCACGTGCTGTTGGTGGATGACACGACAGCCGAAATCAAGGAAAACGGTCTGGTCAGTTTTGAAGAAAACACCTACACCGTCACGTCGGTCGTGCCATCTCAAAACTACCTGTCCGTCGCGCTCAGATTGCGGACCAAGAACACCGTTCCGGAGGATGAGTTGAATGCCGTCAAAGACCATCTCCTTCTCTCTTGACGCAGGTTCTGTCGAAAGGGCGATTCGGGAAGTCGAACGCTATGCCGAAGAACTTAGGTCAAAGATGGGAGAGCTTATACAGCGGCTTGTTGATGATGGGAAAAATATTGCAAAGGCACAGATTGTACAGTACGACGCCATCTTTACAAGCTCTCTTTTAAGCAGCATAGACGGCTATTACAACGAAGACACGCGAACTGGATTCATTGTCGCCGGTGCACCGCACGCCATATTCGTTGAATACGGCACAGGCATTGTTGGTGCAGGCTCAAGCCACCCTGAAATGGATGGTATGTGGGCACCACCGCCTGGTGAATACACCAAGTACGACACGAATGAGCACGGTTCGGCTGGCTGGTGGTATCCGGCTCTTCATGGCTGGTACATTCCGAAACATGGCGACGGCTCTGTAAAACTTGCGTGGACATCAGGTATGCGGTCGAGACCGTTCATGTACGGAACGTTCAAGCAATTGGAACGGCTTTCAGTGGACATATACAACGAACTGTTCAGCAAATGACGGGAGGTGAGCACAGATGATCGACGCCGAGGTTGATGTGTTCGATTCTGTCTATAAAGCGGTTCAGTTCTTGTTCCCTGAAGGCTGTTTCACATCCGAGTATACGCCATCCCCGCCGGCGCTCCCCCATGCGTGCCTGAAGGAAGAGGATAACTACACTGACGATAACCTTCAGGACTCATCCGGAAATGAGCGCTTCGCAAATCTTATGTACACGGCAAACGTGTATGCGGAAGACAAGTTCCAGTGCCGGAAACTGATGAACGCGATTGACACGAAAATGCAGGCTCTTGGGTTCAGGCGGATGTCATTGCGTCCTGTCGATAACGCGGCGGACACATCCATCTACCGCATCGTGGCGCAGTGGCGCGGCAAGGTAAACCAGGATAAGACCATATTCCGTTTTTAATCCGAAGAATCGCATTTTAGGATTTCCAGATACACCAACAAACCTACAGAAAGGATGATTGCAATGGCAGCTTCTACCACCCCTATTTCCACCTACCGCACTTACCTGATGTATAAGGCCAACGGAAGTTCTGATTACACCAAGCTGTGCGATATCAAGAGCTTCCCTGACATGGGCGGCGAACCTGAGCGCATCGACGTGACGAGTTTGAGCGACGGTCAGCGCAAGTACATTCCCGGCGTGCAGGATATTTCTTCCAGCACCTTTACGGCAAACTATGTAGCCGCTGACCTCCAGAAGATCAACGCCCTGTCCGGCCAGCAGACGCAGTTTGCACTGTGGTTTGGTGCTACAGGCGATGTCGGTCAGGAAGTGCCCAGCGGCGCGAACGGTCAGTATGAGTGGACCGGTGACATCATGGCGTATGTCAACGGCGGCGACGTGAACAGCGCGGTCGAAATGACCATCGTCACCTTCCCGTCCACCGCGTTTGTGCTGACCGTGCCCGCCTGATCGTATACGGCCACAGACACGAATAACGGCGCAACAATATGAACAATCGAAGGACAGCGGCTAAAACGGCTGCAAGCGGTCGTGATAACGACAAACCAGCGGATCAATCCGCAAATAATCATCTTCATGATGAACAAACAGGAGGGTATTTCAAAATGTCCAAGAGACTGATTCTGACCGACAAGGAAGGCAACAAGTACACGCTGGAGTTCAACCGCATTACCGTTGACCGTATGCAGCGCAACGGCTTTGTTCTGGACACGGACCGTCTTTACATGTCCGCGAAGGATCTGATTTCCGGCGCGTTCCGTATGCATCATCGCGGCATGGAATGGCCTGAGATCGAAAAAGTCTGGAAGGCGCAGAACCGCCGCGACGAACTGCTGAAGAAGCTGGTTGAAATGTTCTACGCGCCCACCATTGACCTGATGGGTACTGCGGACGAGAAGGACGAAGAAGAAAACCCTACCTGGGCGGAAGAGACCTGACCCAAGGCGATGGCGCGGAAAAGCCGAAAACGATATCCGAATTGTATCACGAGGCTTTTCCGCACTATCTCGCCATGGGCATGACGTGGGAACAGTTCTGGGAACAGGACAGCGCCCTCGTTAAGGACTACCGCGAAGCGAAGCGACTAAGGATAGACGAAGAAAACTACGTTGCTTGGTTGCACGGACTATATATATACGAAGCATTGTGCAACGCGTCCCCGCTGTTCAGGGCATTTAGCAAGTCCGGTACGACCGCAAGACCGTACCCGGACAAGCCGCATGAGTTTGAACGGCGAAAGCGCATGACGGAAAAAGAGGAAAACGAACAGAAGATGCGCGATGGCATGGCGTACATGCAACGTATGACCGCAAGATTCAACCAGGCGTTCTATCAGAAACAGAAGGCAATGGAACTTGCAGGGAAACAAACAATAGCCGTGCAGAAAGGAGAGACCAAGGATGGCGGACACACCAACGCTTGAACTGAGGATACAAGATAATTCAGAAAAAGCGATTCAGGGGCTGCAATCCTTGGCCTCTTCTTTGAGTGACTTGAAGCGGACGCTCACCGGCGGGCTGGGCATTGATAAGACTTTAGAAGACCTTGAAAAGCTGAATCAAAAGTTTACTGCAACTTTTGACACGCAGACTGTTGATAATATCAACAAGGTCGCAGATGCGCTGGAACGGCTACAAAAAGCGAGTGATGTAAAACTGCCGGACATGAAGGCCGATAAAAGTAGCGGCGCTGGGCTTTTTATGTCGGCAATTGATACGCCGATTGAGTACGCGAAACCGGACATAAGCGCTTTTGATAGTGCTAATGAAGACATCGAGCGCAAACTTCAAGACTTAAAGGATCGGATTGAGATTGATAATTCATATCCAAGCATTGAAGAACTAACAAACAAACTTGACGCATTAAACTCCGAAATTGGTGTGTTGGGCAGTGAAACCGGTAGCGCAAATGAAGAAGTCGTTCACCTCGACAAAACGCTGAAAGATGTGAAGGAAAATGCTGATGGCGCTTCCAATGGCTTCGGGAATCTCGGCAAAGGAATAAATCGTGCCATTTCACCGCTTGATAAAATAATAAAGGCATTTAACCGCATCTTGTTCTATCGCGTGATCCGTTCTGTTATCAAGGAGATTTCCAAAGGCTTTAGCGAAGGCATTGCCAATGTAAGAGAGTACAGCAAGGCAATCAACGGTTCTTTCAACACTGCCATGACCAACGCCGAAAACGCGCTGTTCAAGATGAAGAATAGCGTGGGCGCAGCATTAGCGCCTGCGCTTGAAGCGCTTGTCCCAGTACTTCAGACGCTTGTGTCGTGGTTTATTACGCTGATCAACTATGTGAATCAGTTCATTTCCCTGCTGACGGGCAAAACAGAATGGACGCGCGCCATTGATGCGTCCGCATCATCGTTTGAAAAGACGAAGAAGTCAGCGTCCGGCGCTGCAAAGGAAGTCAAAAACCTGCTGGCTGACTTTGATGAATTGAACATTATTCAGAGCCAGTCCGGTGGTGGCGGCGGAGGCGCTGGCGGAGCGGTAACGCCAGACTACACAAAGGCGTTCGAGCAGGTCACAGAGTTTGACGGCAAGATCAGGGAAATCGTAAACTGGGCAAAAGAAAACCTTGATTTGATCAAGAACACAGCCATTGCAATCGGGACTGCGATTCTCGGCTGGCGTGTATCCAGCGCGTTCGGCGGGCTTATCAGCCAGCTCGGTTCGCTCGTGGCCATGGGCGCGACCATCAAACTGGTCTGGGACTTCGTCACTTATTTCGATAATCAGTTCATAAGAACCGGCGACATCGGGTGGCTCGTCGGCGATGTGCTGACCACGGCGGCGGGCGCATACATCGGCTCCAAACTGATGGAGAAGGTGATCGGGGAGGGCGGCGGCGCGGTCGGTATCTCGATCGTTCTGGCCGTCAGCGCGCTGGCCTCTATCGTTGCCAGCATCCAGAACGCTGACGTGAGCGCCCTATCCAGGGAAAACATCATCAACACCATACTCGCGTCCATGAAGATGGGCGGCGCTGGCATTGCCTTGGCCAAGTTCTTCAAACTCAACACGGCTGACGCGCTGAAAATCGGAGGCGGGGCCGCGCTGATCACGTTTGGTGCAGCCGTGGCCATCAAAGCCATTGCACAGGCAGCTGTATCGGATGATTTCTCCTGGGAAAACCTCAAGGCGCTGGCAATCGGCTCAATTACCATGGGCGGCGGCGTCACGCTGCTCGGTAATACGCTTGGTTTGCCGATGCTCAAGTCCGTCGGGCTTGGGGCTGGCGTGGCCGTGCTGACGGCAGGCGTGTATGTAGGTGTCAAGGCGGTCAAACAGGCTGTGGATGCTGGCTTTACCGCTGAAACGCTCAAGAGTACGGCGCTTGCCTCTGCCGGGATCGGATTGGGCGCGGGGCTTATCGCGCTGTCGGCCGGTGCCGGACTGGGCGTGGCCGGTATTATTGCCGGAGGCGCTGTGCTGGCGACGGTCGGCGCGATCATCGGCATTTCCGCCATACTCAGGGCGCAGAAGAATGACATCAAATGGGGCGATATTTCGCTGACAGAGGCAGAAATCCAGTCCTTCGTGCTTGAGAGGATGTTCACCGTAGACGTGCCTACGCAGATTAATCTTGTTGACGTGAAGATCGGCAACGTGACACAGGCGGAAGAACATCTGAAGACGAACGCGGCTGAACTGCTGAGTACGCTGAACGTGCTTCGCTTTGGTCTGGATGAGAAAAACACGTACAACACGCTGCTCGACCAGGTACTCGGCGAGAGCCGCGATGGCAACGGCGGGATCATCAAGGACATCAAAGACGGCATTACCGTGAGAAAGGATCTGCTCACCCTGTCTCTGACTGTTATGCCGGTCCTTGATACCAACGGCAAGGATATATCGAAATCCTTTGCGCAGAGCGATTCAGATGGCTGGGGGAAGGTCGAAAAGTTCGTTGAAGAGCAGGGTAATAAGCTGAGCAACCTGCTGATCGACCCGAACACGAAGCAGTTGAAGGAGAACCTCTCTGAGTACGAAAAGAACGCAGTCAACGAGATCATTGCCACGATGGCGAATATCAGCAACGCCGTTGGCGGCGCGAACATCGAAACGACCGCGCTTTCCAATCTAAGCCTTGGCTTGTCTGACCTGACGGAAGATTCCGCCAAGGACGTGATGCAGAAGTTCGCGGAATACCGCAAGGAACTGACTGAGAAATACACCAGCCTCCAGTATGAGACTGCAGGCAGCATCCTGTCCCGTGCGCGGGCGCTGGAAGCCATCGGAGATAAGGAAGGCGCGGAAAAGGCGATGAAGGAATATGAAGCCTTCATAGCCGGGATCCCGAAGCGCGTTTCTGATGCCGTAGATAAAGCGTCCGAACAGGGTGTCGGCATGGTTAAAGACATGCTCGACAAGCTGTTTGTTGGTGAACTTGGGAAAACAAGCAATTATGACCCGATCGAAGATTTCCTTGCTTCCACCTACAACCTCAGTGAAGAAAAGCGCAACGGCGCGTCGTTCAGCGAATATGTCACGAAGTTCGTGATGAGCAATATCGATGACAGCATCAAAAAAATCACCGGCACGTCCCGCGAAGAATTCAGCAAGATGGGCGTGGACATTCTGGAGTTTATTCCTGAGTCCATCAAGCAGAATTACCTTGTGCAGGCGGCTGAAAAGTTTGGGCTGGATATAGCAGACGCATTGGCAGAGGCTATTGGCGTAAAAATGCCTGACGAAGTGCGACAGGCGATTATTGATGCGGAAGCGGAGGCCATGCGGAACGCGGCGCTCGAAAGCGAGATTGACCGTGTGAACGAGGCCGGCGCTGCTATGCGCGCCGAACAGGCGAGGAAGAAGCAGGAAGAGCGCGAAGCGGAGATGCTCAGGGAAGCGCAGTATATTCTCGAACTCACCAACGCGCAGAGCGACCTGACATCCGCCGAGTATGACGTCGACAATAAACGCAAGCGCATCGAACAGATTGAGAAGGACATCGAAAAGTACAGGAACAAGTACGACAACCCAGGCCCGTTCGACTTCCTGACCGGCGAGTACAAAAACGCGGAGAGAGCGCTGTTCTACGGCACCGGCGTGTTCGATACGAGCGGCGGCCTGTATAAGCAGTTGGAACAGGCAAAAAAGGAGCTTGAAGAAGCGACAGCCAAAGCCGCTGAACTTCAGAAACAGCTTGATAATCTGACGCTTGGTGATGACCTTCTTGGTGACGACGAAGAAGAGATCACTGATATTGAGTTCGTTGTCGATGATTCTGCGCTTGAACCACCTGTCACAGCACCCGATCTGTCCGGCGTAACCGGCGCGTTTGACGCGGCACAGGCACAGGTACACGGAGATGTCGAGGACATTTTAAGGGACGCGGCGCGGCTTGGCAATATTCAGTTCCAGTATTCATTCGGCGGCGGTGGCGGCATGAAAATGGTCATGAAGGCCGGCGGCGGTTTCGTCGGGACGGGCGACCTGTTCATGGCCCGTGAGGCCGGTCCGGAACTGGTTGGACGCATCGGAAGCAGAACGGCGGTCGCCAATAACGACCAGATCGTTCAGGGCGTGGCCGGTGGTGTCGCGGCTGGTCAGAGCGAACAAAACTCGCTACTCAGACAGCAAAACGACCTGCTGATGCAGATTTTGCAGAAGAGCGGCAAGGCGGAGGCTGTTCCGTCCGCTGGTTGGGGACGGTTCATCAAACGCAGCAGTGAAATGTATGCCAACAACACCGGCACGTAAGGGGGTGATTTGAATGACGGAAGTGATCAGCGAAGGTGTGATTACACCGCAGGCTTTCCCAGAACTGAGGTACACAATGGGCTTCAGCGTTGATAAAACGCCCCTTCCAGATCCGACGTCGTTCTCCTGTACAGAGTCCGACCTTGACACTATGGGCGAACGAGACGCCACCGGCTACCTGCACAGGAACATGGTGGCAAGCAAGTTCAACATGAAAATCAGTTGGGCGGTTCTGCCGTGGGACACCATTATGGACATTGGGAAGTTGACCAAAGGACCCAAGTTCAAATTCACCTTCCCGAACCCGTTCACCGGCGGCATAGACACCATAGACGCCTACGCCGGAGACAGAAGCACCAACGACAAGTGGAGTCCGCCCAATGGGATATGGATGGGCGACCTGAGCTTCAGCGTGATTCAGTATTGAGGTGATATGGAATGTATGAGTTTTCCGAAACGCTTCAAACGGCGCTGAACGCGAACAACCCGCAGCGCGTACTGATTGAGTTTGCCAGCGGGGAGCAGTTCACCAACGAGGACATCGTAATGAGCACAGGCGTACAGGTCAGAAGCGAGTTCAATTCTGAAACAGACCTGACCATCGGACTGTGTCCATCCTCAGAAATCCAGTTTGCCATGCTGAACGACGTCAATCAACTTGCAGACTTTGAGTTTGGTGAGTTCACCGCATATCTCGGCGCGAGAATCGACACCGGAACGCCGGAAGCAACGGCGAAAACGGCAACCTTCACGGAAGGCGGCAGCACTGCGCTGTACGAGTTCGCGCCGCTGGGAGTGTTCATTGCCAAGCGTCCCAACGTGGTCAGGACAAACATTATTGACGTGGACGCCAACGACCGCATGACGTTGTTTGACGTGGACATGCCCAGCAAAACAGCGCTGAACCTGACCTATCCGACAACGCTGGGCACGCTGGCACAGAAGATGTGCGACTATCTGAACGTGCCGCTGAAAAGCGCGACCTTCCTGAACAGCACGCTGGCGGTCAGCGAAGAACCGGAAGTGTTTGAAAGCTCCACCATGCGGGAGGTCATCGGTCTGATTGCCGAAGCCGCGTGCAGTATCGCGCGGTTTGACAGGACGGGGAATTTGGAGTTCGTCTGGTTCAATCCAGTGAACAAGACCTACGACGAGCACGACTACAAAGACTTCACGCAGTATTGGTACGAAACGAAAAGCATTAACAAACTGCACATCCGCAACGGCGATTCCACAGCCGAATATATCTACGGCAACGGAAATAACGCCTACATGATCCAGGACAACCCGTTCCTGAGGCAGCCCGATTAAGAAGGTCGTGTCCTTTGAACGGTGGAATTTACCAAAGAAGGGGGTGAGAGCGGATGGCAACAGCAGAAAAAGCGATTTATGACCGGCTTGCCGCCGCGCCAACCTTCCATCCTGCCAGCGCGGCGCTTTTCGCCAATGACTGGGCACTGGACGCCGGCGACGTGGTAGCGGTCAAGTCCGGTGAGGACACCTTCAGCGTGCCGATATACGGCATGACGCTGGACTGGAAGGGCAACAGCATGATCGAAATCCAGTCCACCGGCAATGAAGAACGCAAGCCGATTTCAGCGCTGAAACGGCGGCAGTTCGCCAGCGGGCGAGGCGGTTACAGGCAGAAAAAGGAAATCGACGGATATTATCAAAGGCTGATCGAGGACCACGGCAGCATGGGTATGATTGCCGGCGCGCTCGGCGTAGTGCTGGACGCTGACGGAAATCCCGTGACAGACCCGACTACCGGAAAGCTCGTATACGACCAAAATAGCCCAGCCGAAATGTTTTCAAGGCTGCTGACCACGCCGAACTACGCTGAACTCGTATCTGCGCTGAATAACGGCACACAGCAAATCAGCGGTGCCAAGATCAACCTGTCATCTCAAGGCTCCGTCCTGATTCAGGCTATCAACAATCGGCCGAGCGGGGAGTCCTCCGTCACGATTGACGCGGATAAGATCAACCTGACGGGGTATGTGACGGCCACCGCGCTGGACACGCGCATGGCGAATGTGGATCAGCTGTTCACCACGGCAGGCTACGCCGGTACCATCTACGCCGGGAACGCCAGTATCACTGGGCGGATTGCCGCGAACACTGTCATTGGTTCGCCTTATGTGCAGGCGTCACAGTTATGGCTGCTTGATGGCGACGGCAATCGCAGTGTGCGTATTACCGGCACGGGCGTAAGCGGATTTGGAACAGTGACCTCATCCACAACCGGTGAAATATCCATTCCTTACTACACATTCCAAGTTCCGGTTGGTTCCGCGAATCCGGCGGGCACGATAAATTTTAATATTGCCAACATGGCTTACTACCAGAACCATGTTGGCATCAGCACAGTTTCCCCCGCGAAAGCATGGTCATGGGATGCGGATGACGGATACAGCATGTTGGTCACTGCAACCGCCAAAGATGGCACGACCAAGTCCTGCGGCGTACAGCCGCCCGTCATCACCCTGAGTACCAACCTTGGCACGTCAGCTACAACAGCAGTACATTGCTACGGTCCGGAGGTCAGCGGAAACCAGCACGCGCTGGCGATGCAATATTCGCTGTACCTCAAAGCGGACAACAATTACTGCTATATCACCAAAGACAATAATACTGCCACGGTTGGTACAAATGTGTTGGCGAGAATCACAAACCCAAAGCCTGACGCCAGCGGCACGATTACGGATATCGTACACGCTACACCGACATGGGATGGTGATAACGCGGTGCTGTCAGTCCGTACGACAGCCAAGGGATCCGGCGTGTCTGATTACACAAAGACGCTCACGTTCAGCACGAGTATTTCTGCCGGAGGTTGGACGAACAATAGCACGCGCAACACGGTAACAGCCACAGTAGCAGGCGTTTCAATCGGTTCTACAGTCGTCTCCGCGCCATCTGTGACTGGTGGGTTTGACCGAGTCAATTCGTTACCGTCCGGTCAAACAGCAAATACTCTCACATCGGGAAACCTCTATCATTTTTACTATAAACGCGGCAGCACCACCGTTGCGTCTCGCTATTACAAATGCCCATAACCGAATCGAGAAAGAACTATTGTAACACCCTGTTGTCATCCTGAGCCGGTCCTCCCACGCATGAGGGCCGCGCGAAGGATCTCAATCGTTCCCTTCAACATACACGAAAAGGAGGCTCACCCAATGACCCCACAGGAAATCAACCAGCAGTTGACCAACATCAAAAACACCCTGAACACCGTCACCATATCCGGCGCGGAGAACATGAACCGCCTGCTGGGCTGCATCCTGCTGCTTGATAAGCTCCAGCCGGAGATCAGCACTCTGGTTCAGCCTGAGGCAGAGGAGGTCGTTGTCGATGCGGCAGACCTGGATAAACAGCAGCCCGAAATCGCCGCTATGACGCGGCCCGAGCCGGAGGAGGAGGTCATCATCGATGCGGCAGATCAAACTGACTGACGGCAGCACCTATCCCGTGGATCGTTGCGGCGCGGCGAATGATACGCTGTACCTCAACGTGCCGGGCGGCGACCTGCCCGCGCTGGTGGCCGTCTTCGCCCGCCCAGGCTTGACCGACCGCATCGAGCATTGGTTCGACGGCACGGAGGTCGATCACATTACCTACGATGGCTACACGCGCCTCGCCAGCGCCAGCCTGAGTCCTACCGGCGTGAGCCTGATGCTGCAGAGAGGAGAGACCTAACATGCCTGATATAAATGTGAACTGCATTGTAAATTGCAATATCAAACTGAGCGAACCGACCAAAGAAATCTTCCTGAGCGCGCCGCTTGCGTATAACAACACGCTGGCCCACGCTATGCGCGTGACCGTGTACAACGATGACGGCACGGAAGCTGACCTGACGGGCGTCGGCGTGACGGGTGTGTTTCTGCGCGCCGATAATAACGCGGTCGATCCGATCAACGGCGACATTGTTGAAGGCGCTTCTGGCGTCAAGAACATTGCTGAAATCATCCTGCCAGCTTCCTGCTACATCATCCCCGGTCGCTACACGTTCACAATGAACCTGACCGCAAACGGCTCTACCCGCACAGCCCTCTGGGTGGAAGGGCACGTAAAACGTAACACCAGCGGAACCATCATTGACCCCGGCACGCCTGTCGGCAATATTGAGCAAGCCATCGGAAACGCTAACGCAGCCGCCTCCGCTGCCAATGCCGCCGCCGAAACTGCAACCCAAGCCGCCGCTGCTGCGCAGGAAGTAGCGGATAATGTGGAGGGGGAAGTTAGTGACTTAAAGAGCGCTAATAACAACCTTGAATTATTGGCGGGGGAATATGTTGGGGCGCTGAATATATCGAGCAGATATACTTATTTAGATTTGCCCGGAACAATTGCAAGCGGGGACAAAATAGTCTTTCAAGTCGAATCATTCACCGGAACTGCGGCAGATGTAGAAGAAGTCTATATCATGGACGGTTCAACACGAATAAACGGGCTTAATGCGCTGTCCCTAACAAACGAGGAGTTCAGAACAGCAAATGGATCGTCATCTGCTCCGCGGCTGATAGTTAGAATGGCAAGCAAACCGTCAACAGTTCTATTTATTAAGTTCAAATACTATATTATTGGCGCTGGTTCTTATGCTGAATTAACTGAAATGAAATCTCCGCATACAGTATCGTTTGCCGTGACCGTGGGTAGTGTACTTAGCATTGCAAATAATCCGATTTATGCTAAAACTGGGGACGTTATCGCTGTAAAAATCGAAAATCCATCGCTTATAGCTTCATTGCAAGTGGGTTATCGAAATGCCAGCAATGTAGCAGTAAACAATGTTTTACGCATCAATGCAAACGCATACAATATCGGATATTTTAAGGTCGAGGATACATTCCTCCAAAATTCGCTTATTTTTTATGTTGCGGCAGAAAACATTAAAGCATCAGGGACAATTACAATCACCTACTGGAACTGCACGAAGAGCAATAGCTTTATTCCAAGAAGGAAATATAGCAGTTTTAGCGTGTTGGGTGATTCGTATTCGGCCTATATCGGGCATGTCGACCCTTCGACAAATCGATGCTGGTATCCGCCTACAAATTCAAGCGCTCAAGGATATGGCGATGATAACGGTATAACATCACCGTTTAGAATGTGGTGGCATTTATTCGCCAACAACACAAAAACAGCCGTGCAATATGTTGCCGCATATAGCGGTTCTACAATCTCTTATGATAGCTATGGAGATGGTAGCGCAGACGGCAAATCCAACTCGTTCATTACACGCATGGACGATATAGGCAAGCCTGATTTGTGTATTATCTTTGGCGGGACAAACGATGATTGGGCTGGTGCGTCAATCGGAGATTATAAGTATAGCGGTTGGGTGGAAAGCGATTTGTCATATTTTGCCCCAGCGTTGGCGTATCTGCTGGATAAATTGCTCAACAAGCACGCAGGAATGGACATTGCATTTATTGAAAACGATATGCTTACGGCTGATTATAAAACGGCAATAGATACGGTTTGCGCGCATTACAATGTACCCGTGATACGCCCTGAAAATGTTGAAAAGGTACATAATCACCCGAACATAAACGGAATGATTACCATTGCAAACGCAGTGACACAATGGGCAGAGTCTATTAAGTTGCCATATTATACTATTAATTAAATAGGACATTCGGCCATATGGATAGCCTATTATAACGGAAGAGGGAAAGCCGTTCGACTCGGCATAGGTATCGGAGACTGTGGTTCGAATCCACCGCCGTTATAAAGCGCATAGGGAGTGCTTGGCCAGCACAGATACAAGAGAGGGTGGGCTTGTACTTCATAAAGTTCTTAATCACTGCCCAGATGATGGCTTAAATAACACTTTAATCAACTACAGATCGGAGGTGGTCAAATGTCTGACAGCAACGTTATAGTTGCCGTATTTGGCACAACGTCTCAACTGTGCCGAACGTGCGCTATTTGGCAGTACGACAGGGGCAGACAACTACAAATCAGCGGGATCACGTTACCCACGGCGTATCAGGTGCAGTTCGCCAACAGCCCCACGGCAACGGCAAAACCAATCACGGTATATGATTCTGATACGGTAGAGATTCCAGAAGAATATACCCAGAGCGGACAGCCTGTCTATGCTTATATTTACATAACGGGCGATGAGTACGGGATCACAAAGCGTCTCGCATTGATCCCGGTTCAGGCTCGTGGGGCTATTGACGATGTGCAACCAGCACCACAAGAGGCCAGCGTCATTGATGCGCTGATAGGGGCGCTCAACAGCGGCGTGGCTGATGCGGAGACAGCAAAAACAGATGCTGTTTCAGCCGCCAGCAAGTCTACATCTGTGCTTGGAAGTGTTGAGCCTCTTCAGCGTGTAACGTCACTCGATTCAACTATATTATCAAAAGGCGTTCTTGTTGAGACTGTTGGGATACCTGTGTATGTCGATGAACATAATATATTCGAATACTCTGCCTATGGCATTACTGAATCTGGGTGGTATGTGTTTGCTGATATTGCCGCTCCTGACGGCATTGAGATTAGCGGCAATACTTCAGTTAATGGTGTTGCTGGTTATACGGTCGATGGTAGCGGCGTAAAAGTTGCAATTCGATTTGAAACCGATGCTCAGTCTGTCCCAGTTACAATCAACTGGGGTGAAAAAAAAGACAGTTTTGTATTCAAGGCAACTGATTTAGCTATAAGAAATCTCGACTACAGAACAACATTTTATGTGTACGATATATCGCCGTATGCGACATGGGAATATGCTCTGACTACAGACGCTAATTTTGTAGCCAACAAAGCATATTACACCAAAGACGGGGACGTATACACGAAAGAAGAGGTTACTGCTGGAGAAACCGTTCCAGCAAATACATATTATAACCACAGTAAAGTTACATTCTCAGGAATGTCACGTAATATCACATATTCACTTGACGAAGTAATAGATTGTCCTCAGGTGTACATATTGCCAGAAATAGAGAATGACTTGCACGGTTGCTGGTACGAAATCCGACTGAGGCATTCCGGGTCATATAGTTCTACACTTCAAGTCCCTGAAGGGTACAAAGTCGCGACTGAACACACGCAAGCTGAAACCGCTGGTATTAACATGGTTGATCTTCACTACAGCAATACTGGCGGCGTAAAAATCTGGCGCTTTATGAATACACATTCCAATATTCCTGCGTAAGGCGGTGGTAGCATGGCTGAATTAAAATGGCAGTACGACAAACTGCAAGAAGACGGCAAAATTAAAACCATCTCCGGCGATTTTATCAATGACTACGACGGCAAGATCACTGGCCGGATCGTCATGAACGTCAAGGCCTGGTTTGATGAGAACCCGGACGAATGGAAGCGGCGCGGATGGACGAAGCACATCCTGCACGACACGAAAGAAGTCGAGTACAACAAGCAGACGCAGTTCCTCGCCAAGAGCGTCCGGCAGGTGGACGAATACACCATCGAGGATGAGTTTTTCGTCCTGGACAAATCCGAGGAGCAGCTGGCGTTTGAGGAGATGCTGACGGTCGCCAATGGCGGCGAATTCGGCATCTCGTTTATCGGCGGCGATTTTTAAGGAGGGCTGACACATGAGCAGAGATTTGAACACCATGACCCAGATCCAGGACCAGAAAGAACGCGACATCATGGCCGCGCAGCTGCAGCCGCTCGACCCCGAGGGCAAGAAGCTGGCCGAGGGCAAGCGGTTCACCTTTGACATCATCGCGATCCCGTCCGACCCGCTGCGCTGATATGTCTGTGAAGGCATTCGGAGCAGACGGCACCTGGATCGTGGACGACGCCGACCAGGAAAAGTACGGCTGCCATATCTACCGAGAGATCAACGGAAATAACGAGTGCTTCGACGCCTGCCTGCTGTGGGAGCTGGAATCGCTCTGGGCGCAGGGCATCAAAACCGAGTGCCACTGCTGCGGCCACGGCAACGACGCGCCAGGCATCGGCGTCGCCGGCGATGAGAACATCCGCAAAATGCGGGCCATGGGCTACGAGGAAGCGCCGAAAGGTTGTGTCACAGACCACGCATGTTGGGTAGCCGTGTGGTTCCGGGCCAAGAGCAAACTGATTTGTGAGAGAGGAGCTAAATTCAATGTATGACGTGACCCCTGTCACCTCGCCGCGCCAGACCGACTGCGGCGCGACCTGTCTCAAAATGCTGCTGGACTATTACGGCCAGGACGTGCCGCTGGACCAGCTCATCGAGGAATGCAACACCCGCCTCATCGGCTGCACCGCCAAGGACGTGATCCGCGTTGGCAAGGCGCATGATTTGGATATGATGGCCTTCCAGATGGACGCCGTCGAGCTGATGCGCCAGGACCGGCCCGCCGTTATTTGGTGGATGTACAACCACTTCGTGGTTTTCTGCGGCCTGGATGAGACCGGAAAGGTCGTCATCTGCAACCCGGACCGCGGGCGCTATCGTGTAAGCCGCGGCACATTCACAAGCTTTTATACAAAAGTTGCGATTTTTAACGGCGAACCCATGCCCCGCAAGAATGCTAACGTTTAGTGTGTAGGCGGTTGAGGTAGAACGGGATGGGGGCTAACCCAAACGGGGGGTGGTACGGATGATAAAAACAGAAGCGGTCATAAGTGCCGCAGTATCTCAAATTGGAAGCCCATACGTCTACGGCACGTGGGGGCAACTGTGTACAGTCTCACTCAGAAAGCGCTATGCGCGGTACAAACCGTCACAAAAGGCAATCACATACAAGCGCTGTGCTGTGCTGAACGGCAGTCAGTCAACGTGCGCAGGATGCAAGTACGAAGGAAAGCTCGCGTTTGATTGCAGGGGCTTTACGCATTGGTGTTTGTTCAAGGCTGATATCAACATAACTGGCGGATATGTAGGTCGGCAATGGAGCGATAACAACTGGGACGTAAAAGGCGAGATTGCCTTTCTTCCTGAAGCTGTCTGCTGTGTGTTCACGGGAGACATGAGCCATACCGGGCTGTATGTCGGCGGTGGTCGCGTCTTGCATTGTTCCGGCGAAGTCAAGGACGATGTGCTGTCAGGGCGCGACTGGCAAAAGTGGGCGATCCCAAAGGGGCTGTATACGCCTGACGAACTGGCGAAACTGGTGAAGGGAGATTTTACACGTATGCTGAAGAAGGGCATGAATGGCGAAGACGTGCGGGCGATGCAAGTGTACCTGAACG